AGCTTCTTAATGGGGCTAGATATGAGATAGTCGCGGCAACAAGAGATGGTAGCCGTGGTAAGACCGCGGATTTGCTATACATTGATGAGTTACGTGAAATAGATGAAGATTCTTGGACAGCTGCTAAGCCTATTACTAGGGCAAGGCCAAATAGTCAGATATTTATGACTAGTAACGCAGGGGATGCCTATTCAAGCGTATTGAATGATTTACGATCTAAAGCATTATCATATCCACCGCCTACAATGGGCTATTGGGAATATAGCGCGGATGATTTTGCCAAGATAACCGATAAGAGCGCCTGGTATCAGGCTAACCCAGCATTGGGCTACTTAATTGATGAATCAACCATTGAAGAAGCAATAGCTACATCTAGCGTTGAAGCTACACGCACGGAAACCCTTTGCATGTGGATTAGTGCGCTTAAATCACCATGGCCACATCAAGCATTTGAGGATTTAGGTTTTACTGAGCTAAAACTAGAGCCAGGCAGGCTGACTATATTTGGCATGGATATATCGGTTAATAAAAAGATGGCAAGCTTAGTTGCTGGGCAGATTATGGATGATGGCAAGGTTGGCGTAGGCGTTATAGCGCAATTTGAAAGCCAAGTAGCCATAGATGAACTTAAAATGGCTATTGAAGTCAATGAATGGGCTAAGCAATACAAACCAAGGATGATTTGCTTTGATAAGTACGCCACCATGAGCGTAGCTGAGCGGTTAAGCCAATCAGGCCACAAAATACAGGATATGTCTGGAACTGTGTTCTATCAGGCTTGCTCTGATCTATATGACAGCATAGTAAACGCTAGGATTGTTCATGCAGGCCAGCAAACCTTAGTAGATAGCATGAATAACTGCGCGGCTAAGGAATCGGATGCCGGTTGGCGTATCGTGCGCCGTAAGTCGGCTGGGGATGTGTCAGCTGCCATCTCATTAGCCATGGTCGTGCATCAATTGTTAAAGCCACAAAGCAAACCGCAAATCTATGTCTAAAATGCTAGATATGTCCGTTTTGTGTGCTATCATTAAACGATGGGTCTATTAGATCGTTTTCGCCCTGCAAAAATAGAGGCGCAACTTGCACCGCCGTTAATGACGGATTCTTTTAATTATTTTTTACCATTAGCATTTAATCCAGTAGGCAGAGAAGAAGCTATCAGCGTACCTTCAGTTGCTAGGTGCAGAAACCTTATTGCTGGAACAATCGCAACGTTTCCACTTTGCTTATACAAAAAAAGCACAGGCGAAAAACTTGGCAAACCATTATGGCTAGAGCAACCAGCGACAGCGCAACCAATATCTGTAACATTAGCGTGGACAGTAGATTCACTATTATTTTTTGGCGTTGCATATTGGCGCGTAACTGAAACTTATTTTGATGATGGCAGGCCAGCAAGATTTGAATGGATTGCACCAGGTCGCGTTTCATTTGATAGCGATCCTGTAAGCCAATACATAACACGCTATTACATTGATGGCAAAGAAGTGCCTATGTCTGGCCTTGGCTCATTAATTACATTCCAAGGATTAGATGAAGGCGTATTAGCGCGTGGCGCAAGAACTCTACGTGCTGCAATCGATTTAGATAAATCAACAAGCGTTGCAACTGCAACCCCAATGCCTTCAGGTGTTATCAAGAACACCGGTGCAGATTTAAGCAAAGAAGAAGTAGACGGCATATTAGCCGCATGGAAGTCGGCACGATCACAGCGCGCAACAGCCTATCTGACAAGCACTTTAGATTACGTGCCGACTAGTTTTAGTCCTAAGGACATGGGTTATGTAGACCTAATACAAAATATGAGTACGCAAGTAGCACGTTTAATGAATGTGCCTGCATATTACATTAGCGCAGATATGAATAACAGCATGACGTATGCCAACGTTCAAGATGAGCGCCGTCAGTTCGTTTCTCTATCTCTAGCACCTTACTTACATGCCATTGAAGGCCGACTAAGCATGAATGACATTACAGCATCAACTAACATTGTTAAGTTTGATGTAGAAGATGCTTTCTTAGCAGTAAATGCAATTGAAAGATTAACTGTAATTGAGAAGCTACTATCACTTGGTTTAATTACAGTAGAACAAGCCATGGAAATGGAAAACCTATCACCGAATGGAAATGAAAATGCACCTAACATTTACTAGCGATTTAGAATGCTCAATTAGTGAGCGCACCATATCTGGCAAAATTGTGCCGTTTGATGGTGAGATTGGGCAGACATCTGCTGGCAAGGTTGTATTTGAAAAAGGATCTATTGAGATTCCCGAAAACCCTAAGCCAAAGCTTTTGCTAGAGCATGATGCAAAGAAGCCAATTGGTCGCATGGTGTCTTACAGAGAAGATGAAGATGGCATGTATGCAACATTTAAAATTAGCAACACGACACGCGGAACAGATGCACTCATTGAAGCATCTGAGCAACTACGTAGCGGCCTATCAGTTGGCGTTGAAGTCATTGATGGCAAGCGTGATGGTGGCGTTTATCGTGTTTTATCAAGCAAAATGATGGAAACAAGTCTTGTTCAAGCTGCTGCGTTTAAGAGCGCGGAAGTTTTGAGCGTTGCTGCATCTGAAGATGATGCTGCAAAAGAAACAACAACCCAAAACGAAAGCGAGGCCGTTGTGGAAGACACAACAAACGCCGTAGCCGTTGCGCCTGAGGTTGAAGCCCCTGCGGTGGAAGCTTCGCGCCCAACAGTTACAGCACCAATCTATGCCAAGCCACGTTTAGAGTTCACCAAGGCTAAGTACCTTGAAAACACTCTACGTGCAAAGTTCCTTGGCGATGAAGATGCAGCGATGTATGTTCGCGCTGCCGATAACGAAACAACTACTGCGCCTGGCATGGTTCCAACACGTCAGCTAACAGAGGTTATCAACCCACTATCAAATGCAGACCGCCCTTACGTTGATGCAATTTCAAGAGGCACACTACCTGATGCAGGTATGACATTTGAGATTCCAAAAATTACAGCAGTACCAACTGTTGATCAAATTGATGAGAATCAGGCAATTGCAGATTCACAATTAACCGCTTCATATCTTAGCGTATCTGTCAAGCCTTTCAAAGGTCGCGCAATTACTACTGTTGAGCTTATTGATCGTTCAAGCCCTGTTTTCTTTGATGAGCTTGTACGTCAAATGGAGTTTGCTTATGCAAAAGAAACTGATGGCTTTGTACAACAGGGTCTTGCATCAGGTGGCGTTCTAAACGCAACTGCAACAACTGAAGACAAAGACGGATTGCTTACTTTCATCTCAACAGCAGCAGCAGCAATCTATAAGGGAACACTAGGGTTTGCACGTAATCTTGTCGTATCTCCAGAACAATGGGCAAAGATTATGTCTTACAATGATGGTGGCCGCCCAATTTATATTGCAGCTAACCCACAGAATGCTGGTGGAGCAATTTCACCAGATTCAGTACGTGGAACAGTTGCAGGTCTAAGCCTTTATGTAGACCGCTTAAACACCGGAACTGGTAATACTGGTCTAGGTGATTATTCAATGGTTGCAATCAATCCAGATGCGTATCAATGGTTTGAATCACCACGCTTCCAGCTACGTACTAACGTAAACAGCGATGGAACAATTGACTTGCTGTACTACGGATATGGTGCATTAGCTACCAAGGTTGGCGCTGGTGCAAACTGGTTCAACAAGTCCTGATCTAACTAACTAGATCGTAGAGTTACCCCGGCGCACAGCCCTTGCGCCGGGGCTAACATTAGAAAGGAAAGACAATGCCTGCAACATACGTAACTGAAGCGGAACTTCGTTCTGCCCTTGGCATTGGTGCTTTATACAGCTCAGCAGTAGTGGAAGAATGCTGCCAAGCAGCAGAAAACGTTGTAAAAAGCAAATTGTGGTTTAATACAGCTTCGGTAGTTGCAACAGAATTAACCGACAATGTAGCAACACTTTACACAAACGTACCACATCAATTTAGCATTGGGCAGACAGTTACAGTTACGCATAGCGGTGCAACATTTAACGGCTCGCACACTATAACTGATACAAAACAATACAAAATCAGTTATGCGTTAGTCGCATCGAATCAAATAAAATTTGAAGTGCAGCCTGTAGGCACAATAACAGCACCCAACACTTATCATAATTATGCGGCATTACCTGAAGTCAATTTAGCATCTTTGATGATTGCGGTTGACATTTGGCAGGCTCGCCAAGCTTCAAATGCTGGTGGTATTTCACCTGACTTTCAACCTTCGCCGTATCGCATGGGCAATACTCTAATGGCACGTGTTCGCGGTTTACTTGCGGATCACTTAGCGCCGGGCGGTCAAGTAGGATAATGTCAGCAATCTCTACCCTACGAGGAACAATCGCAACCGCGCTAACTGATGATACGGCGTGGCAGGTGTTTTCCTTCCCACCTGCCACACCGCTTGCTAATAGCATTGTGGTGCAACCTGATGATCCATACATTGAGCCAAGCAACGACCATTACAAAACCATTAAGCCTAAGGTTAACTTTAAACTAATAGTGCTAACACCTATGTTTGATAACCAAGGCAACCTAATTAACATTGAAGATTATTATCTGAATATCGTAAACAAGCTGGAAGCATCGTCAATTGTATATTCCATTGGCACTTTCAGCGCACCGGCGGTCTTAACCGGAACAGCAGGCGACCTGCTATCCGGGGAAGTATCAATCAGCGTACTATCCGATTGGAGCTAAAACATGGCTGATATAGACAAAGAACGCGAGGCTTTTCTTGCCAAAATCGGCCAGGTTGAGCCAAGCGAAAAAGCACCAAAACCAACAACTAAGAAAGATGAGGAATAAGCTAACATGGCTGTATTTTTAAATAATACTGTTGGCCTTAAGATTAACGCGATTGATCTAAGTGACCACGTAACTTCGGTTACTCTCAACTATGCTGCTGATGAACTTGAAGTCACAGCTATGGGAGATACCGCACATAAGTTTGTCAAGGGTCTAGAATCAGGCTCACTAACTGTTTCATTACTAAATGACACAGCAACATCAAACGTACTACAGACACTAAATGCCGCATTCGGCACAACTGTTGCTGTAAAGATGGTACAAGCGAAAGTTCCAGCAGTATCGGCAACTAATCCGCTTTACACCTTTGATATTCTAGTCAACAACCTAACACCTATTAACGGAGCGGTTGGCGATATGGCAACACAGGATATTACTTTTACGCTAAACTCTGTAGTTACAAAAGCCGACACCGGCACGTTCTAATTCAACAAAGGGGCAAAAATGGCAAGAATAATAGTAACAAGGGCTGATGGAACTAAGAGCACACACTCAATAAGTCCATCTGTTGAATATGCATTTGAGCAGCAGTTTCGCAAAGGCTTTCACAAAGCTTTTCGTGAGGATGAAAAGCAAGAGCATATCTATTGGCTTGCATGGGAATGTCTACGCCGCGCAGATGCGCCTGATGTCAAACCTTTTGGATCAGCGTTTCTTGAAACTCTAGCTGCGGTTGATGTGGTGTCAGACGATTCCCCAAATGGCTGACGCGCGATTCCTTTACGTATAGAGTTGCTCAGTTGAGCATCCATACTGGGATCGCGCCTAGCGAGTTTATTAACATGGACACAGATTTGCTTAAGGCTTTTTACGAAGTCTTAAAGCAGCAGGCAAGAGAGCGAGAGAATGCCAACAGAGGTAAAAGGGGTCGTAGAGGCTAGGAAGATTTTGCGTAAACTAGCCCCTGAAACCTTAAAGGCATATAACAAAGAGATTGCTGCGCCTTTAAAAGCCATTACCCAGGCAGCGCGCAATGATGTGCCAGGCACAATAGATAACCTATCTCGCTTTAATTATCCAGGCTATGAGCGCAAGAGCCGTACTGGTCGCAACCGCGCTTTTCCTAGCTTTGAAGCCAATGTAGTTAGACGTGGCTTGACTTATTCGTTAGCAAAAAGTAAAAGCAATAGAAGTGGCTGGTCATCACTTGTCAGTTTATTAAACAAATCTGCCGCTGGTGCAATCATAGAAACTGCTGGAAGGCAAAACAGATATGGCAGCTCGCAATCAAAATCTAACAACCCTGATGCCGGTAGAGAGTTTATTGCTAACCTAAATAATGGCATTGGTAGCCTAGAGCAGACCGGGCGCACAGCTAAGACATCTGGTCGTTTGATGGGTAGGAACTTGGCTGAGGATCAAGGAAAAGCCAAGGCTACAATTTTAAAAGTATTGCAACAAGTAGCAGTTAATGCCAATGCTGAGATAGCGAGGTTGTAACGTGGCAATTGTATTTCCTATAGTCACCAGCTATAACGACAAAGGAACAAAGAAGGCAGATGATGCCTTCACCAAGTTAGGCAAGAAGTTCCTTGCCGTATTCTCAGTTACTAAAGTTGTACAGTTTGGCAAGGCTTCTGTACAGGCGTTTAGCGATAGCACAAAAGAAGCGCAATTACTAGCCACACAGTTAAACGCGGTCAACCTAGGATTTGCTTCACCATTTATTAATGATTTTATAGACAAGTTAGAACTGGCTACCGGCGTTGCAGGCGATAAGTTAACTAATGCATTTATCAGCCTATCTCAAGCTACAGGTGATGCAAGCACAGCACAAAAGATTTTAACAACTGCTTTAAATGTTAGCCTTGGAACTGGCAAAGATTTACAGACAGTAAGCAACGCTTTGCAGCGAGCTTACAAAGGCGAAACAACTGCACTAGCACGTTTACGCATTGGCTACACTACAGCTGAGCTTAAAGGCAAGAAGTTTGATGAGGTATTAGAGGATCTACAGACTAGGTTTGATGGCGCAGCAGGTAAAGCAACAGACACCTTTGCAGGCAAGATGCAAAGACTTGCAGCAGCAGTTGAGCAAGCCAAAGAAGCATTTGGAGAAGGTTTAGTATCTGGACTTGAAGATGCCGATGTCAGCATTGAGGAATTGCAAGAAGGCATCATAAACCTAGGTAAAGCACTAGGTACTTTAAGCGCAGCAGTAGTTGAGTTTGGTAAAGATGCAGAAGATACTTTTAGGGGCATTACAGAAAGCAAAGCAGCTAAAGCTGTAATGGCTTTGTTTGAAGGTTTGGTGCGAGGCGCTGGCTTTATAGTTACCGGTGAGCTAGTTCCTACTATGGATTCAGCAAGTGCTAGGTTAGCTGGTCAGCAAGCAAGAAAAGAAGCAGAACAAAATAGGGCTAGGCTAAGAGCACAAAACGCATTAACAAAAGCTGAGAAGCGAACAGCAATAGAAAAATTAAACAATGAAAAAAAGATTACATCTGAAAAGAAAAAACAGAATACAGAATCCAAGATTATTGATGAAATCAATAAGCGGTTTGAAATGGATCGTATACAAATTGCTGCTGCCCTAGGCGGTCAGATTAATGACGTAGAACGCCTACGCTTAGAGCTAATGCAAGCCATTCTTGATGAGGATGTGAAACGAGCCATCATTCTTGAAGGTCAGTTAATTAAAGCTGAGGCTGCTGCTGCTGAGTTGGCATTGCTATTAGATAGCCTAGATGAAATGGTTGGAGATCCGTTTGCTGATTGGCCTGGCACAATTACACGTATTCAGGAATTGCTTAAGACACTTAAAATCAAAATACCTATTGAAACCCTATTTGCTGAAAAAGGATTAAAGCTAGACCAAGAAAAGATGACAGTTACCAAGCTTGAGCGCATGGATGTTAACGCTACAAATGTTTACATTAATGGTGCAAGGCCGCTTGATAAGTTTGTTAATCCATTTGTACCAGGAACTTTAGAACATGCTGTAGAGGAAGGTGTAAAAGCAGACTTGGCTGAATCAGATGCAGCCGCTTTATTAGCAGAATCTGAAGCTGAAGCAGCCCTAATTGAATCTGAATTAGCGTTGCAAGAAGCAGAAAATGCAATTAGAGATGCTGAATTGGCTGCGCTTTTTGCCAGATTAGGTTTAGATTCTGAAGGAAACCCGGTAACAATAAATGTAACAGTAGAAGGCTCAGTAATAGCAGCTGAAGATCTAGCCGAAACCATTACTGACATTCAATACACTTATCAGAAAACTGGAAAGGGCTTGCTGTTTAGCAGCATAGCTATCTAATGCCAGCACCTACAGTAAGAGTGTTTGTTGACTTTGATAGCGATACCGCATTTGAAATCAACCCACTTATCTTAGATAGCCTTACTGAAGGTATCCTAGGCACTAATACTCTTGGCTCTGGCACATTACCAGTTGAGATAACAAACCTAGTAACAAAGATAAACATTCGCAGGGGTCGTAACCGCATCACATCTAAGTTTGAGGCTGGAACCGCTAACGTAGTTCTCTATGATCAGAATGGCGATTGGAATCCCACTAACCCTAATAGCGCCTACTATCCTAACCTAGTACCGCTAAGGCAAATAATCATATTTGCTACTTATGCCACCAATGATTACTTCCTGTTTTCAGGCTTCATCACCAATTACGATACTGGATTCAGGCAAGGCAATGAAGAACTAAGCACAGTTACCCTTAAATGCGTGGATGGCTTCAAACTTCTTGCAGGCTCAGCCATAGACACAGTAGCAGGCTCAGGGGTGCAGCTCTCAGGGGCTCGCGTGAATGCCATCCTAGACGAGATAGAATGGCCTATAAGCCTACGCAATGTAGATACTGGTGATTCAACCCTACAGGCAGACCCAGGAACCGCCAGAGATGCCTTAGAAGCCTTATTTACAGTAGAGCAGAGCGAGTTTGGCGGCATCTTTGTGGATGCCAATGGCAAGGTAGATTTTGTAAGCCGTAACAATCTAATCTCTAACCCAGCCTTCCCGGTCTATGAGTTTAGTGATCAAGGCGTGGACATCTCGTACACAAATGCAGTAGTAGCGTTAGACGATACTACGCTTATTAATGACGTAACTATTACACGCTTAGGCGGTACAGCTCAGAATGCCTTTGACCAGGATTCAATTGATAAGTTCTTCCTTCATTCAGGCACACGCTCAGGCATATTAGTACAGACAGATGCAGAGGCTTTAAATCAGGCTCAAGGCATCCTAGCCACACGCAAAGACCCTGAGATACGCATAGATAGCATTCAGCTGAATCTCTATGATGATGCCAACCCCAATAAGCCTTTAGCAGGCATAGACATAGAATTACTAGATGGGGTAACAGTTACCAAAACTACCCCAGGCTCTAGCAGCGTGGTGCAATCAAGCCTAGTAAATGCTATTCATCACGACATTACCAAGTCATCCTGGATGACTACCCTATACACAACAGAACCGCTACTGGCAGGCTTTGTCTTAGATTCCGATATATCGGGTATACTAGACACAGACGTGCTGAGCTACTAAGGAGAACAAATGGCAGGCGCAGGATATAAGTTGTTCAATACCGGGGATGTGCTTACCGCAGCCCAGGTCAATACGTATTTGAATGAGCAAACAGTTATGGTGTTTGCAAGCTCAGCAGCTCGCACAAGCGCGCTAAGCGGTGTATTGGCCGAAGGCATGATGTCTTACCTACAAGATACTAATTCAGTAGAAGTTTATGATGGTTCAAACTGGGTATCTGTTGGATCAACAGGTGATATAACTGGCATTACAACTGGCACAGATTCAGGTTTATCAGGCGGCGTTACTAGCGGCACAGCAACTTTAAGATTAAAACTAGAGTTTGATGCAGAAACAGGCACTACTTACACTTTAGTAGCAGGCAACCTTAATCAGCTAGTAACACTTAATAACGCAAGCCCAATTACTTTAACTGTACCGCCTAGCGTTTTTAGCGCGGGTGATGTAATAAACATAGCGCAGATTGGAGCAGGTCAAGTAACACTAGCGCAAGGCGCAGGTGTAACAATAACTAGCACAGGTGCAACCTCTAGCGCACCTAAACTACGCGCTAACAAATCTGCCGCATCTATTATCTGCACAGCATCAAATACATTTTTAGTTGTTGGAGATATTGCCTAATGAATATCTTGGGCATTATCGCCAGTTCTAAGTTTGGAGATGCTGGCGACTTTGAGTCTATTGCTACTACTACTGTTGGTAGCGGTGGCGCTGCTGATGTCACTTTTAGTTCTATACCTGCAACCTTTACGCATTTGCAAATAAGAGGTATTGCACAAAGTGGAACTACTCCTCGTATTTATCTACGATATAATGGTGATACTGGCTCTAATTACACTTATCATTTTTTAGAGGGTAATGGCAGTAGTGCCTCTGCTTCGGCTGGGGCAAATCAAACCGAAAATTGGTTATTTATCAATGGATTTATAGGAGCAAATGATATTTCTCCTTTTATTGTAGACATTTTAGATTATGCAAATACTAATAAATATAAAACTATTCGTTCATTACACGGCGGCGAAGATAACTCATCTGGCAATGTAGCCTTAGCATCTGGTTTGTGGCGCGATACTTCAGCCATTAACGCAATAAGGTTATTTGCATCAAGCGGAACTTTTACTCAATACACTCAGTTTGCCCTCTACGGAATACGGAGCGCATAATGCCTATAACTTATGAACCGATAGCAACGACAACGCTGGCTAATGCAACAACATTAACAGTTACTTTTTCATCAATTCCTGCTACATACACGGACTTAGTTGCAGTTATTGCTGGAACTCATACCAGCGCTTTAACTGCTTTTAGTTGCGATTTCAATAATGTTACATCAGGCGGAGTATATTCAAGAACAGTTTTAATAGGCAATGGTTCTGCTGCTTCAAGTGCTAGAAATAGCAGTCAGAATAATTTATTTGCAGGTCTTTTAGGAACAGGCCAGTCAAATACAATTATTAATATAATGAATTATTCTAATGCAACTACATATAAAACAGTGTTGAGTAGAATGAACGATGCTGGTAATACAGTTAGAGCGCTAGTTGGTTTATGGCAAGACACCGCAGCGATAAATAGAATTGATTTTACAATGGGTAGTAATTATTTTGGCAATGGGACTACCTTTACCCTCTACGGAATTAAGGCGGCATAATGGCTAACACATACGAGGCAATAGCCACAGTAACTGTGGGTAGTGGTGGGGCTGCTGATATTGAGTTTACTAGCATACCTGCGACTTATACGGACTTATGCTTAAAGGCATCGGTAAGAAACACAGCATCAAGCAATGTTCGCAATTTGCCAGTAACTTTTAACTCATCAAGTTCAGGTTATTCAGAACGCTTGCTTTATGGTGATGGGTCTGCTGCTGCTTCGATTAACCGAGCCTCTAGCGATTTTGCTTATTACTATGTAAACGCTGCAAGTTCCACAGCCAGCACTTTTAGCAATTTTGAGTTATACATTCCTAATTATGCTGGCTCCAATAATAAATCTGTATCGGCTGATTTTGTCACTGAAAATAATGCAACAGCAGCAACAAGTGGTTTACACGCAGGATTATGGTCTAACTCTGCTGCAATAACCTCTATAAAATTATCGGGTGATGGTTTCAACTTTGTCCAATACTCAACAGCCACCCTATACGGAATCAAGAAAAACTAAGAAAGGTAAACAATGCCAACCAAACTAATCGTAGATTGCTCAACTGGAGTAACTACTGAGGTAGAACTAACTGCCGAAGAAATTGCTCAGCGCGAGGCAGATGCAGCAGCATTTGCAGAAATCAAAGCAGCAGAGGAAGCAGCAGTACAGGCTAAGGCAGAGGCTCGCACAGAAATCCTAGCCAAATTAGGATTAACTGAAGAAGAAGCTAAGGTGCTACTTGGCTAAGTTGTGCAAAGCTGGGCAACAACTCAGAGAGCAGATTGATGATGCGTGGCCAGATAGAAGTAGAGTTGCACCAGAAGGGTGGCTCGGTGATCAACGTCATGCAGCGCGTAAGTCCGATCACAATCCAACTGCTGAAGGCATTGTACGTGCCATTGACATTAACGCTAATCTGCAAACCAACCCAGCCGAAGCATTTGATTTGGCAGATCAGTTACGGCTACTTGCCAGATCTGATAAGAGAATCAGCTACATTATCTTCAATAGCAAAATTGCCAGTTGGAAGAAAAACTACAAGTGGAGAAAATACACAGGCATAAATCCACACAAGACACACATTCATATTAGCTTTACTGCTAAGGGCGATTCAGATGGCAGTATGTTTCAAATCCCTATATTGACAGGAGAGCCCTTAAATGGAACAAGCAAAGGCAGTAGCAGCAAGCTGGGCAAGAAGCTTTTTAGCCGCAGGAATAGCAACCTATTTAGCGGTGGGCTGGGATGCACCTGCAATTGTAAATGCAGCGTTAGTAGCAAGCCTTCCAGTAATACTGAGATGGCTTAACCCTAACGATACGGCATTTGGTCGGCGTTGAGCCCGGCTGAGTGGGCAGGCTTTGTAGCTGCCATCCTTTCCTGCTGTGCGCTTATTGTCGGTGGGCTTAGATACATTATCCGACATGAAGTGCCATCAATACTTGAGGCATCAAATATCGTGTCGCGCATAGATAAACTTGAATCAATGGTCTTAGAATTGCTTACACATGAGCGCAAGAAGAATATCAAAAAGCGAACAAGCCGCTAAGCGTAAGCGGAAAGAAGCCGCTGCGCGTAGAACAAAGGCTGACATTCTGCTACCCATAGATATATGGGCTGCATCAATTGTTGAATGTTATGAAGCCTTAGTTCGTGCTGGATATGGTGAAGATAGGGCGCGCTGGTACATTGAAGAACAGCTGCGCTTACCCGATTGGGTAATAAATAATCCTGATCATTCTCCATACGAAGATGAAGATGAGGATGACGATTAAGCGAATTGTAGTCATATCAGACTTACAAGTACCTTTTCACGATAAGAAAGCAGTTAAGAATGTCGCACAGTTCATCAGAAAATACAAACCTGATGACGTTCTATGTGTGGGCGATGAAATCGACTTCCAAACAATTAGCCGCTGGTCAACCGGTAGGGATGAGTGGTCAGGAAGCATTGGTAGAGATCGTGACGAAACTGTGCGAGTTCTCGCCGAACTTCAAGTACGACATCTCAGCCGAAGCAATCACGGAGCAAGGCTCTACAACTCACTAAGCAAGCGCCTGCCTGGGCTCATTGGTCTGCCTGAATTGACTATAGAGAAGTTTCTACACCTAGATGATTTAGGCATCACCTATCACACCAAGCCATACCAGTTCCACGATGCATGGGTAATGGTTCATGGCGATGAGCAAAGCACTAAGCCACACGGGGGTTTAACCGCCCTAGAAGCTGCTAAAAGGCATGGTAAGAGCGTAGTCTGTGGTCATACCCATAGGCAGGGCATATCATCCTATTCTACGGCCTCTGGTGGCGTTTTAACGGGCGTTCTAACAGGTTTTGAGGTAGGACACCTAATGGACATCTCCAGGGCGCATTACACCCGTGGAACGATGAATTGGCAGCAAGGGTTTGGAATGATTTACATAGACCGCAAGCGTGTGCAACCAGTAGCCATACCAATAGAAAAAGATGGCAGTTTCTTGGTTGAAGGCAAGCGATATGGTTGAGGATATTTTTCCTATCTATAGAACTATTGATGATCATATGGATAACTATGATGGCGTGTCGTATCTTGACAAATAGCATATAGACCCCTCAAAATAGGATTTGAAATCCTATTTGAAAGGGGTTTAGGGCATGACGATTAAATATGATCGTAAGTCGGGTGCGTATACCGATGGCAAGCACTTTGTGCGAGCTTCATTTATACGTGATTTTGCTAAAAAGAAACTAGGCATGAGCCAACAACGCGGCAGAATTAGTCGCGCTGTTCTTGCTGCCTATTTTCTTGATGTACATGGGGTGAGCGCAGATGTTGAATGATATGCGTTTGCTTGAGTTAGCGTTATGGTGTTTTCTATTTGTGTTAAGTGCATACACAATCGGTGTATTCATTAAGGAAAAAGGATATAAGGAAGGCTGGGCAGATGGGTACAGGCGAGGGAAATCAGTTGCGAGCGAAAGACATTTTGACTAATGCTAACGACACGATCATTAACAGAGGGTCAACGCATGGTCATTACGACCAAACTATGTTACGAACGGCAAAGCTCTGGGAATCCTACTTTGAAAGACCAATTGAGCCGATGGACATTGCAATCTGTATGGCATTGGTCAAGCTTGCAAGAATCATGGAAACTAAATCAAATCACGATTCTTGGGTGGATGCCGTTGCCTACTTCGCCATTGCCGGAGAACTTGCCGTCAAGGATTGGAATGATCTTAATGCTTTCTAGGTCACCTAGAGGCACTTGGTGTGATTACTGCAAAGGGCGATGGGGCACTAATAGTTTACGTGGACAAACGCAAGCTGTATGGCAAATTACCAGTAAGCGATATGGCAAGTTGATTGTCAGGCATTACTGCCAATCTTGCGCCAATGAAGTTCAAAAATGGCCAGATGGCAGCACTTGGACTTTGAAGGAACAAATTGACTATGCAAAAGGAGAAACACTAGATGTTTAATTTAGCAAACTATGAAGATGTAGATACGAGGATACACAAATTTTATGAAACCTATGAAGACGGCTCAATACTCACAGAACTCATTACCAATGACGAAGAAAAAGGCATTGTTATATTTAAAGCAGTTGCTTATCGTACCCACGTTGATACTGCTGCTTCCGCTATTGGTTATGCGCGCGGTGCTCGCAAGGATAGGGGTGTTGATCGCGATTTTTGGTTTGAGAATTGCGAAACTAGCGCAATTGGAAGATGCCTGGCTAATCTCGGACTTAGTGCTAAAGGAAAGCGAGCAAGCAGCCTTGAAATGGCTAAGGTTAATGAAGCTAAGTCAGACACTCCAATACGTGTACGCACAGAAAGTCATAAAGAGTTTTTACAGGCAACAAATCCAACAGCTGAAATAGTCTGGGATACAACGATTGAGCCACCGGCTGATTTAGATCCTGTATTTGATAACGCTTTAGAGCTGTTAGCTGAGAAAGTAGGGGCACATCCATTGCCTACTTGTCAACACGGCGCGCGCACATTAAGAGAAGGCACAGGCGCTAAGGGTGCATATCGTGGCTGGGGTTGTCCATTGCCATATAAGCGTAAAGCTGAGCATTGCAAGATGATATGGATGATGCTGGGCAAAGATGGCAAATGGTCATTTAGACCTGAAGATGAAGAATTGTTAGTGGGGTGATGAGATGTTAGTGCTAGATAAAACACTTGACGTGTGCGACAATTGTAATGAGCCAATAAAGGCTGGGTCTGCAAAACCTTGCAAATGCCACACATGTCAAGCGAGGACAAACTAATTGAGTAATCAAAGTCGCAAGCACCGAGGCTATGCAACACAGCGTATTGTAGCAGAATACTTGCAAGAGCAAGGCTGGAAGCATGCGCTACCTGTTGGAGCTGGTAGAGATGGTTCAGACATCACCGGAATTGATGGCCTGGACATTGAAATCAAGGCTAGGACAAACTTAGATTTGTCTGGGCTTATGCGCCAACTTCATGATCGCAAGGCAAATAAAGGGATGGGCGTGGGTGTTCTACGTCTAAATGGTCAGGGTGAGAAATCCGTTGAGCAATACGTTGCTGTTCTCACCTTGTCTGACTTAGTATATTTATTGCAGGCAAGTGGCTACTGAACCTAATCTAATACATCGTTGCAAAGGATGTGGACTATGGATATATGGAAAAAGAGATTACTGCGAAGAATGCGACACGCTCAAGAACAAGCGCAAATAACAAATAGATTTGACAGGCCGAGTATGCTAGGCATGCCAGCAAGCCTGAAAGGCAGCTTGCACGGCAAGCCAGCATTCGCAAAAGCTATGTTTATTGCTGGATTAGCAATTGCACTACTGCCGCTGCAAACAATACAAACAAACGCTGCTGATAAGCGCAGCTATCATGTTATGAATGTTAAGTTATATGCGTATAATCAAATGGAATGGAAGCAGTTTGAATGCTATAACTGGCTTATACATCAAGAGAGTAGATGGAACTATAAAGCTAGAAATGGTAGCCATTACGGATTAGGACAGATGCGCTCTAAGTGGTATGGCACACTAGATCCATATAAGCAAGTCGATGCACATATAAAGTACATTCAACATAGATATGATGGATGTGCGTGTAATGCATACCAGCATTGGAAGGATAAGGGATGGCACTAAAGCCATACAGAGCTACTACTCATTGGAAGAAACTAAGATTGCAGGTGCTAAGACGTGATGGTTATACGTGTACTTACTGTGGTGACGTGGCTAATGAAGTTGATCATATTATTGCAAAAGTCAAGGGGGGCGAAGATACATTGGATAATTGCACTAGTGCGTGTAGACGATGCAATATTCAAAAGAAGGATCAAGACCAAAGCGTTTTTTTAGCACAACGTTCTACCCCCCCTGCCTTTTTCCTTCTT